TAAATTTGTGGGATTTCTTTTTCTTTGCTAATGAGGCAAAGAAGCCACAACCAAAAACGCCTAAAAAGTAATGGCAGTTGGAAAATGTAATAATTAAATTCGTTGCAGACACATCAGGACTTGAGCCTGCTATAAAGCAACTTGAATTACTTGGTAAGATAAGCAAAGATGATGCGGCCGCGTTTGCGCAAGTAAACAATGAGCAAAAGGAATTTATCCAAAACTTAAATAAATCCACAACCGAAATGGGCAAATTGTCCAACGAGGTCGATGGGCTTATGGCCGAGATTCAAGCGGGTGTGATGGAAGGATTTGCCGACCATTTAGCTGAGGTAACGAAAGAAACCAAGCAAGCGGGTGGTGGCTTTAAGTCAATGAAGCAGGAGTTGAAAGAATTAAAGGCGCAGATTAGTAGTGGGTCATTAGGCGAAAAGGAATTAAGAGAAGCCACAAAACGCGCCGCAGAGTTAACCGATACGATCGGCGATGTTAACGATAAGGTTAAGGCATTAGCGAGCGACACAAAGCGAATTGATGCGGTTGTGACTGCATTTAGAGGAATAGCGGCAGCGGCTTCAGTTGCTGCGGGTGCTGCATCATTGTTTGGAAGTGAGAACGAGAAGTTAACGAAAACATTAGCGCAAGCCCAAGGCGCAATGGCATTGTTGCAAGGTGTTCAAGAATTAGCAAACATAGCCACAACTGAGGGGGCCTTAAGAACGTATGTGTTGGATGGGGCACAAAAGGCGGTGACTGTTAGTGCAAGAGTAATGGGTACAAGCATAGCTACTGCATCTGCGGTTGCAACTGCTGGATTAACTTTATTGATTGCGGGTATAGCTTATTTGGTTACCGAAATGATATTTGCAGAAGATGAAACCGCAAAGTTAGAAAAAAAACTTGCTACACTTGGCGCTAACAATGAATTGATTGAAAAGAATAATAAAATACGTGCTGAATTAATTAAAGATGCACGTGAGCGTGAATTGGCATTATTAAGGCAATCATACGAAAAGGAAAAATCGGATTTGATGACAAGTAAAGCCGATGGAGCAGTTATTGAAGAAAACACTATTTTATTATTTAAGAAATTTAAACAAGAAGAGGCTGATATAAATGATAAGTACAATAAACAAAAAGCCGATGCAGATAAAGCAGCCCGCGAAAAGGCAGCACAAGATAAAAAGATTTCTGATAATAAAGCATTGCAAGATTTAAAGGCAGCTAACGATAAATCACTACAAGATAGATTGCGACAAATACGTGAAGAAATGGCGGCTAATCAATTAGCAATTGAGTCTTCCACATCAATTACAGAACAAGCGGCTTACTTTGAAAAATTAACTCAATTAAAGAAAGAACAATTTTTTTTAACTCAAGATTTTACTGATAGCGAATTAATTTTAAAGTATGACCAATTTGACAAAGAATATGATGCATTTGTTAGAATGTTGGTGGATAAAAAATACGCGCAAGATGACTATTACGATGCAGATTTAGAAGCATGGGCAGCAGCCGCACAAAAAAAACAAGATGATGAAAAAGCGGCAGCAGCAAAAACAGCAGCCGAAGACAAACTAAGGAGAGAACAAGCAATAAAGGAATATACTCAATTAGCAATTTCCTCAGCACAAACTCTTTCCGACACCATCTTCACTATCAACCAACAAAATAGAGATGCCGAAACCGCATCGATATTAGAATCACTTAGTGAGCGTAAAGATGCTGAGTTGGCAAACAAGAATCTAACAGATGCACAACGCTTACAGATTGAGGAGAGATACGCACAACAAGAAGCACAAATAAAACAACGCGCTTGGGAGGCACAAAAACAAGCCGATTTAGCACAAGCAATTATCAATACTGCATTAGCAGTTACCAAGGCATTTGCAACAGTTCCACCGCCTGCAAACATATTTGCTGCGGCTGCCGCTGGGGTTGCAGGAGCGGCACAAATAGCCATCATTAGTTCTACACAACCGCCAAAGTTTGCCGATGGTGGTATGGTAGGAGGTCAATTGCATTCAAGCGGAGGCACATTGATTGAGGCTGAGCGAGGCGAATACGTAATCAATAGACAATCTACATCCGACTATTTACCATCTTTAAAAGTGCTTAATAGCGGCGAAGTTGAGCCTACATTCGCAAACAATATCTTAACTGCATTAGCCAACGGAACATTCGACCTTGCGGCACAATTTCAAACTAAACAGAGTGCAAGTAGTGATGGCATTAACTACGATAAGTTAGACCGAATTATGGCCAAGCACAAATCGAATTTGAATGTCAATATTGATGAGCAAGGATTAACAACTTTTTTATTGAAAGAAAATAGCCGCGTTGAATTTAGAAACAAAAAAATGAGATACAGAGCATGAATTGGAAGTTCACATTAATAGACAGTTCAAGTGTTTCAACCGTTGTTGAATCGCCAGTAGGTTGGAATGGTATTGGTGGCAACTTAACGCGTAACATTGTGCATCATGGCATCAATATAAACATCTCAACTGATTCATTTGAATGGGTTGGTGAGGCTTACGATTTGCTTTATACCGAGTATCAAACCAATGGCGCTAACGGTCAATACCAAGTGCAAATCGATTACGAATGTGCCGATGGCGATGGCTATACAAACTATTTTATTGGTGCATTTGATTTCAATACATTTGAAAGACAATGTGCCGATTATTGCTTCATTAAGTTAAGCGTTACCGCATCGAAGTGCACCGATGTGTTTATGAGTAGAATGGGTCAAGATGTTGACATTGAGGCAACAACTAACTTTGATGGGCAAGCGATTACACCACCATTGTTGAGGGTATTAAACATTGAGGGGCAAGATATATTGTTGCAAGATAAGGCAAACAATACTGGCCAAACGCATTCGGGTTTTTTTAATACAGTTTCAACGGGCAATAAGTTTATAGATATACCAGTTTACTTACCTAACAATATTATAAATGAATTTTATTTATTTAATATTAATAATGTAAGTGCAAATTATGTAGCAAAAGCGGGAGGCGATGATAACTTAGCATTCCCAATGGATTTAATTGATTGGGTAAAACATGGTCAGTTTTTATACATTACTGGCTTTGACAAAAACGATGTTGAAAATTGCGTTAATGGAAATGAGTTTGTTGTAAATTGGAATGCAAAAGGTACATTTACATTAACACCATCGTATAATGGAAACTTTTCAGTTATATTACGTGTTAACAAAAGAAATCCATTTACTGGAGCATTAGTTGATTTAGGAACTACTACAATAGCATCAGGCATTACATTAACAAATGGTGTGCCTGCGAGCTTTACATTTGATGAGGGGTTAACGAACAGCACAGTAATTTTATATGACAATGAATATTTGTTTTTTTACTATCACATAGAAATTTTTAAGTCAACTGGTGGAGGTATAGGTGTTAATGACCCAACTGATTTTCAAATTGTATACGAAAATGATACCTACTTTGAGCAAAAAATAGGCTCAGCATGCGAGCCATCAGTTGCCACATCAGTTTATTTGCCAGAGTTGTTAAAGTTTTTACCAACTGCATACATGGATGAGGATTGCCCATCCGTAGTTATGGAAGAGGAGTTAAATCAATGTTTAGACTTTTATCAAATAACTAAGGGCTCATTTATTCGCCAAGTAACCGAGCCAAGTGTTCCAAAATTATTTACATCATACGAATATTTATTTGAGCAATGTCGCAAAATATTTAACATCGGTTGGGGGTTTGACAACAACGAAACTGAATTAAAGATTGCACGTATTGAAGAGTTTTATAAGTCAACAATAGTTGTCGATGTCGGTTTGGTTGACAAAGCTATATTCACAACCGCAAAAGATTTGATTTACGGAACTATTAACGTAGGTTATAACAAGTGGGAAGCCGAAGAGTATAACGGGCTTGATGAGATGAATACCGAGCGACAATATCGCAGAAACATCGACTCAAACCCAACTGAGTTAGACTTAATGTCTGACCTTATAAGTGCAGGATATACGATTGAAATAACACGCAGAAAAAACCAAGCAATAACGGGCACAAGTGATTGGCGTTATGATGATGACTTGTTTATTGTGCACGCTATTGTTGAGGATGCTAACTTATATGCTTATAGAGGTGTTGACAATGGAGCTGCAAACATCTATTCGCCATCAACACGAATGAATTATGTATTGACACCAGTGCGCAACTTGTTAAGGTGGTTTAAATCTATTGCCGCAGCGACACCAATAGCAACAAATGAATCGCAAATCTTTACAAGTGGCACTGGTAATTATATTGCAACGGGTGAAATGACTTCAATTTGTCAAATAGAAAACCAACCTATAACCGAAAACGCAACAATAAGCACTGCGATAATGGGCGATGTATATTATGAAACACCAATTTGGAAGACTGAATATGTGACCTTTACCGCACCATTTTCGATGGCAGACTTTGAAGATGTTAAAGTAAATCCTTATGGTGCGATTCGTTTTAGATGCTCAGACACTTACTACATTGGTAACATTGTTGAAATCAATCACGATCCAAACGAGGGATTAGCAGAATTTAAACTTTTAATTAGAAGATAATGGCAGCGATATTAAATATACCTAATAGCTTTGTAACCTTTTACAACTTGGCGAATGATTTAGGGATTCCCGAGTATGTAACTGATACCGAATGCGGAATACAAAAGGACTTTTGCTTACCGATTTATGATGAAAAAGATTTAGCTTTTCAAGTAAACATTGCATCAAGCGAAGTATTGACTTCTGCCAATATAGATGTTCAATTAATACCCGCATCAGGAACGGGAATAACCTTAACTGGGTATAGCATTTCAGTTGTGGCTAATGGCATTTATGGAGGCTCAATACCGATTTATAATATTTATATTAACTTTTTTGGGAGTGATTTAACTAATGGAATAAGTGAGGGCGATTGTTTTCAAATAGGTATGCTTACGGGTGGCAGTATTGATTTAGCATATTTTGTATCCAACCAATGCTTTAAAAAGGTTAACGATAAATGTTTGACAACTAAACTTGAATACATAAACACATCTAACGCTTTTGGGTTTGTTTATAGAGCATTTGGCACGTTTCCAAACATAGCATTGACAATAAATAAAATCCGTTTACCATTATACTTTAAAGAGCCAAACATTAGCAGCGACAAAACTGTTTACGTTCGCCCTGATGGAAGCCGCCAACTATTATCGGCGCGATTGGCAAAGCGTTATAAAGGTTATGTCGATGATGTGCCAGAGGAAGTGCATCAAAACTTAGTAATTGCATTGAATCACGATGGCATTTACTTCACACCCGAAAACTTTACAACTCAAATACAAGCACGATTTGAGGATGAGTATAACAATAATTATCCCGAAATAATGCAAAACGTAAACATTTGGAGCTCAGATTTTACTATCTTTGAAACGCCATTTAACAACTTTAATTCTAACTGCGAATGACAACTGGAATACTTTTAATCGGAATCGGCCATAAAAACTATGGGTGCATGGCTGCAAACCTTGCAATGTCATTACGTGCAAACGGTTGTCACTTACCTATAACATTAGTAACGCAAGCCGATACTATCACGCGTTTAGATGAGGATTATAAAGCTTTGTTTACAGAGATAAAAGAAATCCCGCCACATTGTTACACGTTAAAGGATAATGAAACTTGTTACATTAAAGCAAAGGCGCACATGGATCAGTTAACTCCTTATGACTATACGTTGTTTATTGATGCCGATGTGATTATGATTAACAATCATAAAATAAACGAGGTAATCGAATCACTAAAGGGAATTGATTTCGCGGTAAAGAATAGCGGGTTTAAAAACTATGATAGTGATGAGATTACTGCCGATTCAAAGCAATGGGCTAACTTATTAGAAGTAAAAGAAGCGTTTGGATTTACAACTGAAAAGATTTGGAATGTGCATTCCGAGTTTATATGGTGGAAAAAAGGACATCCATTGTTTGCAAAGTGGGTAGAAAACTTTGAAAACATACGTGTAAAGAACATTGAGTTTGCTGGATGCATACCCGATGAGTTACCGCTATGGATTGCAATGTGCCAGTTAGGTGTTGACTGCCATCAAGAGATGTATCACCCTACTTTTTGGCCAATGGATTCAACTAAAACAATGCGCTTAAAGGATTTAACAGATGACTATTGTGGTGTATCTATTGGAGGTAACAGAATAAGTGAAGTGCAATTAACAATCTATAACAACCTTGTGCAAATTCATGCATTAAGAATGAATATGCGATATAAATTTTTACAACAGCCTAAAAGAAGATGGGCTCCAGAACGCCATACTTATTAAATGGAAACCGAAAACAAATACATTATTATTGATGCTGATATCGTTGCAGATGTCGCACGTAATCCACACATAGAAGATGAGGAGTATGTTAACTTTCAATACTATTCCGATGGAGAATATCCGCGTAAATTAATCGATGAGGTAAGACCTAACGAACACATAATCGTTAAGGAGTATCGTAAGAAAACTTATGAGGCGGTATTTAGCGAGGTTTACGATCGCGTGTTAAATGCACTAAATAAAATACAACGTGCGGATGGATTCTTTTTAAAATTTCCAGACACGCAATATCCACGAATTGCCAAAGATGAGGACTTAAAAACATACCTTACTAAAAACTTTACCGCTTCCAAGTCATTAATAAATTGGGCTTTTCAAGTGGGCTTAAAACAATATACAATTGATGCTAATGGTGTTATTATTGTGTGGGCAGAACAAGCTGAGCCAACCGAATATAAGAAGCCGAAACCTTACGTAATTAATTCAAGCAGTATTGTTTACCATTACGAGGGCAATAGCATTATTTACAAAGATGATGACAATGGCAATGTATATTATTCGATTGATAAGATTAGTTGGTCTAAGTGGCGAAAGAAAAAGAAAGGAAACGGGTTTGATTTAGTTGAGGAAACATTCCATGGCTTAGGTGTATTCCCTGGCTTTACTATCGGAGGTGTTGTTGAAGAAGAAGAAGAACTTGGCCGCGAATATCAAAGTAGATTGAAAGCGATGCTCCCATGGCTTAACGTGGCAACGGTTGAGTTTAGTGATTTACGTGCTGAAATAACGCAGCACATTCATTCAACGGTTTGGATTTACCAAGATGAGCAATGTAAAAGTTGCAACGGTCAAGGCTTTACGTTTACAAAAGAGCAAGAGCGTGTGCCATGTACTAATAGCAAGTGTAAGGATGGGCAAATACCGACATCGCCTTACGAAACTATACGTGTAAGACCTGCCAAAACAACGATGGGAGAAGTGCCAGCACCGACTCCACCGATGGGCTACATTCAAAAACAAACCGAGATTGCTGAGTTGCAGGACAAACGCATAAATGAGATGCGTTATCGTTCGTTAGCTGCCATCAATATGCAGTTTTTAGAGGCACAACCCGCGGCTCAAAGTGGTGTTGCAAAGGCATACGATAGAGATGAAACAAACAACACTTTTTATGGTGTTGCAGTTGACATAGGAACTATAATGACTAACATTGCTGAGTTATGTGCGATGTGGAGATATAAAGAGATTTACGATGTGGAAACCATTAAGTCAATGGTGCCCGTTTGCGTTGTGCCTAATCAGTTTGATATCTTAGGTAGTCAACTAATACTTGAGGAGATTAAAGCGGCTAAGGATAGCGGTCTAAACGATGCGGTATTAAGTGCGCAAGAGTTAGAATATATCGTTAAAAGATTCCCTAACGACATTGCAATGCAAGATATGTTGCGCGATGCATTTAACCTTGATCCTGCGAGTGGTAAAACGCAAGAGGAGAAAGCGTTATTGGTAAGCAATAAAATGTTATCTAAAACTGATGCGGTTATAAGCACATACATTCAAGACTTTGTTCAACGTGCATACGCTGAGAATCCTGAATTTAACCGCTTAGATAAGTCAAAGCAACAAGCGGTATTGAATGCATTTGCAGTTGAGAAATTGAAAGAAATAAACACTAAAGACATATTGTTTAATCAGATATTTGGTGCTACTATTGTAGATAATGGCGCAAGCGAATAAAGAAATACAAGCAACATTAAACGCCATTGACAATGGTTTGATTACTTGGAATGAGGCGATGCCTAAAATCCAAGAACAAATCTATCGGAGACTGTTACAATTTCAACGCGAGTTAGGTGTTCAAGGCGATACGATAACGAACTCTGTTAAGAATATCAAACTATTATCCAGTCTTAAAAGTGATTTGGAAACAATCATTTTAGATGATTCCGATTATGGCGAAAGTGTAACGAAATTTGCAAAGCTTTACGATAAGGTAAACGCGCTTAACTTTTCTTACTACAAAGCACTTGAAAAGAAATTCAAACCGCCGAAAGTAGTTGAGGCAATAAGGCAACAATCAATATCGGTTACGTTAGATAACCTAACCGAATCGGGATTAAATCAAAACCTCATCACTCCAGTGCGCGAAATGATTAACACCTATGTGACTACTGGTGGAAGTTACTCTAAGCTATCAAAGGAACTAAACAACTACATCAATGGCACACCAACAATTGATGGCGCATTAGTTAGATACACTAAACTGATTGCAACCGACTCAATCAATCAATACAACGCCACCGTTAACCAAGCTATTAGCGCGGATTTGGGTTGGGATTGGTTTCGTTATGTAGGCAGTAATATAAAGACAACACGAACGTTTTGTAAGGCATTAACGCAAAAGCAATACTATCACAGAAGCGAACTGCCAAAGATTATCAAAGGCAACTTTGCAGAATTTAAAGAAATGCAAGGAGAAATCAATCCACGCACTGACTTACCGCAAGGAATGATTGAAGACACCAACCCAAGTAACTTCCAAACTTATCGCGGTGGTTATAACTGCGGTCACCAAGCATATCCGATACCCGCTTCGCTTGTACCTAAGAATATAATTGCTACATTTGCAAATAAATAATTAAACCCAATAATAAAATGGAAACAAATCCGACACTATTTAAACTATTAAAGATTACCAACGTGCGAAACGAAGTTAATTACTTCCCACTAAACCGCACAAACAAACAATTTCACGAAACTTACAAGCGTTCTTTAAGCAATGAAAAACGCGAGAAGTACAAAGTTGAGGAAGTTGAATTGACAACCGAGCAAGCGGCAGAGTTAGGTGTTGCTGAAGCACACTCTATTCTTTACCCACCGACACGCAAAGGGCAACCGAATGCAGCGAACACAAACATCATGGAGATGCTTATTGCGCAAAATGCTAAGTTAATGGAGATGTTAGAGGCTAAAAACGAAACCACTAAACCAAAGAAATAATGGCAAAGCAAACTAAACCTAAAGGCGGCTGCAAAGGATGCGGTGGCTCACGTTAATTATAATTTAAAACATAAACAAAATGGCAATATTAGCTGATACAATTAAAAAATTACTTACCAAAGCGGGTTTCGACCTTAACTCTGAAACATACAGACAACTTATAGGCATCAAAGAACTTGTTGCTGAGATACCTGATGAGGTTGACCAATCATTGACTACTCTTATGAGTGCAAATGAGGCTAAGAATAACATCGATATCAAGAAACATTTTAAAGCCGAGGCACTTGATCCGTTTAACAATAAAGTTTCAACATGGTTAAAGGATAATGGTGCCGATGATGACACTATCAAACTGATTACCGATGACCCTAACACGTACAACAAAGTTGAGGTTGCAATTAAAAAGATTGCTGAATTGAAATCAAAGCAAATCGATGGCAAAGGTGATAAAGCAGAACTTGAACGTAAGATTAACGAACTAAGCGCACAACTTTCCAAGGCTGCAACTGATGCCGCATTTGAAAAGCAAAGTGCTATCGATGCAATTGTTGCAAAGTATGATGGAGAGTTTACAGAGATGGAGATTAACCGCATCATATCATCTAAGAAGTTGCCAGGTCAGTTTGGTTTGGATGTTGAAAGTAAGATTGCGCGTGAGTTTTTGAATAAAAAACTTGCTGAAAAAAGTGCGGCAATAAAAAAAATTGATGGTAAGTTAAAATTAGTTGCAAAAGATGATGATAAAATGCTTATCTTTGACAACGGAAAGGAACTCGACCTTGACACTCTCACAGATATGGCCTTGGCCGACAACAAGTTTTTGAAAGTATCTGACAATGGAGGCGGTATGCCACTAAAGTCGACACAGAGCCCACAAAGCTCATCTAAACCATCTGCCGCGGCAGCCAACGCTTTAAGCGACTTAGACATCGCATTGCAAGGTTTCGGGCAGAAATAAACACTAAAATATCATGGCATTAGGTTATTGCCCCGCGATGCTCCAACATATGAAATTCATAATTGGACAAAACGCACCAGAACATAAGATTACTCCTACGGGATTTTTACGCGCTGCTTTAGAGAAAGGCGCAAACGCGACACCAATCGCTGACTCTTTACAACTTGCAAACACTGCGGGTCATATTAAAGATTTAAGATTGAAATACTACCAACGCACAACTCCTGCACAAATGTCAACCGCTGACAACTGTGATATTGACTTAGTACAAGCGTATGATGAGATTACTATTGATACAACTTCAATCGTAAAATTCGGATTACATTTTGACCAAGCAACTATCGCACGTTACTGCGATGAGGCTTCTGCAACTGTATCAATCGGTGGTGCACCAACTCCATTTATGCAAGAGCACTTAGCAGGATTAATGGCTGCAATGAATGGTTTCGTTGGTAAGATTGACCAAACATTGTTAGGTCAAGTTACATGGGGTACAAATGTCGTTACGGGTGTAAATACATCAACAACCGTTAACTTCAACGATGACTCTACTGTAAACAACTTCTCTGAGGGTTGGACAAAAGTGTTAACTGATTACAGAAGCAATGAGGGTCAAGGTAGACCAATCGTTGTTGGTAGTGGTTTGGTTGATTCTGCCTACGTGCAATCTTTAAATCCTGCAATGACTCAATACGCTACGTTAAACAACGCGGCCGCTGCTGGTAACATTGATTACTACCACGATATCTACTCAGGTACATCTTGGGGGTCAAATCAATTTGCAGTATTGATGCCTGGAACTTTTGGTATTGTTGAATTAGACCGTTACAAAGGATTCAGAGCACAACAACTTGGTTTATCTACATTCTGGAACATGGCAATGCCATTTGAAATGCCAGGAAGTGAGGGTACATTAGGTATGTTAAACATCGATTTCCAATTAAGAGAGATTGACTGCCCTACTGAAACCACAGTTGGTTACGAATCTGCAACACTTGGAGCAGGATATTCTTTGATTATGTCTAAGAGATTTGCTTTATGGCAAGTGCCAAGTGATGCTTACTTAGCATCTGACAGATTAACTGGCAACAATGGAAGTTTACGTTACACCGCAACTAACTCTTAATAAATGAGTTGTTTTGACGGAATCGTAAAACTTAACGGTTGCTCAATTACAGAGGTGCCGCAGGCTGTTTATTCTTTAAACAGCCTGCCAGGCATTTCATTAAAATCATTTGAGCAAGTAGCCAATAGTGAGCAACAAAACTATATTGGCGTATGGAATGCTATCAATGAACGTGCTGAGGCGCGTATGAAGAATCAAATTATATCGTATATGTCAACCCGTTACGATATTAAAAGAGTGCGTAGGACAGTCGATGTGTTTGGAGATGATGAATTACCCTCAACAAGTAATAATTTGTTTAAGGGCATCGTTATAAATTCGGCTTACACACTTGTTGACAATTGGAAGATATCTCCATTGCAAACAACAACGGTTGACAAAATAAGATTTTACAAGTCAAGCACCACAACTGCAACGACAATTGATGTAAAATTTTTTAATTACTTATCTAAGGAAGTACTATTCACTAAGACTTTAACCGTTGCAAATATGGTTAATGGTTGGAATGAATTCTCTATAATAAAACAATTTGATTGCGCTATTTTGGCCATCGGTTTTTTAGACACAAACATTAACGGTGTTACCTATTCGACCACCGATTCAGATACGTTTTTTGCAAGTTGCTTTAGCGCCTATTATGATTGTGGAACATGCGGCCAAATCAATGGTTTTGTTTCATCAAATACAAGCGCAAACGGAACACTATCATATAACACCATTGCTGACTCATTACAAGTACTATTAACACTTGGATGCAGTTATGATTCTGCGGTGTGCTCAAATAGAATGCTGTTTGCAGAGGCTTATTGGTATGCATTAGGCATCGAGTTTATGACCGAGCGTTTATATTCGGAAAGAACTAACTTTTACACAACGGTAAAACGTGAGGAGGCAAACGAGTTATTAGCACTTTACACCACACGTTATGAGGAGGCAATTAAAAACGCATTAGGCGGCATCAAATTAGAATGTGATGCATGTTTAGAGTGCAATAGTCAAGTACAAGTGTTTACACAACTACCTTAATGGACATAACATCTAACATACCATTTGTGATTGGCAATATCCTTGCAAAGTTTCGCGAACTTGGAAACCCTGAAACGGTTTCAAGGGCTGCGGCAGTTGCGGTGCTGCCTGAATTGCATTATCGCATTCATACAAGCGGTAAAAAAACGGATGGTAGTAAGATAGGAACGTATAGCAATAGCTATTTAAAGATAAGACAATCACAATACAATCGAACTGCGGATAGTACTGTTATTGCATCGTTGACAAGGCAGTTAGAGGGTGCTTATACATTAAAAGCAACTGAGAAAGGTTACACAATTGATAATTTAGGCAACACAATAGAAAACGATAGTAAAACAAAAACAGAATATTTAACTGAGAAATACGGTGAAATTTGGGCATTGTCAGAACGTGAGCTTGAGATGACTCAAATCGTTGCGCAAGAAACCGCTTTATTAATAATGAACAAATGAATCTTAAGCAAGTAATAACCGAAATTGACAACGCTATTATCGCAGCGTTACCATTAACACCTAACAAGGCGTTTGGACTTGCTGAGTTTTACTACGATGGCGAGAAGCGTTATCCTGGCATTAACATTAATGGCGAAGTAACTAACTGTTTATTGCAAGATCAATACGCAATAAGTTGGTATCATCGTTCGGAGTCATCACGACTAACAGTAATTGAAAACAATTTTGGTGACAAGATGGATAAGGTGGAGGAAACAACACCCGTTACGCTTGTCATTTATGCAAATAAAACATTAACATCGCAAACAATTAAGGACATATTTGTTTCGGCTATTCCCAGTGTGTTAAGTAAATTAGTGTGTGAGAGCATTAACGTATTTGACTGCACATTCGAGTTAACGGAAACCGAAATGAATTCAACTTTAGTGTTTAGAGAGGAATGTTCAATACCCGATGTGAGAGTCGGTCTAAACCATGGACTGCTTGCAGTTCGATACGAAATCAAACAAACATATCGCAGAGGCTGCACAGTCATTTGCGAGTGCTAAAAACAAATAATCATGGCATATTATCCATCGGGTTGTGATGAAAACATTACCGCCCACAGTTGTGGTACCTGCGGCGTTGAGTTATCGCGCGTTAGAGGAACTGCATTTATAAATAAAAGCTATTACCCAACATTATCTACTGACTTCGAAGATGAAGCGTTGTGGAATGCGGGCATAGCATCAGGCGCAATCATTGTTTACCCTGAAACACAAGGCGAATTTGATGGTGGAACACCTAACATGGGCCAAGGTTATGGCGATACTGAAGAGAGTTTAAATTCTTACACTTTCTTATTGTCATTCAAAGACCCTAACTATGTAGGCAATAGAAACCATTACAATAGCGTTAAGGGCTCACGTAATTTTCACGTAGCATTTAGATCAGAAACAGTGCTTGCCATCAGTGATGAGCCTTGCACAATCGTACCAAAGAATCCGATTGCTAACGACTTAAAAGTTGAGCGCACTTGGGATGTAGAAGTTAAGTGGACATCTGACAACTTCCCTGAAGAGTCAGCTATTCCTGCTAACTTGTTTACTTGTTACGTAGTTTAATCATTGGCGGTAACACCCCGTAAGGTGGCCGCCTTTAATACTTTAAAATAATGGCATTCTATCCATCTAATTGTAATACTATTGAAAGTCATTTTGCTTGCGGCTTAAGCGGAAGCGGAGGATGCACAAGCATCGAGCTTGCTCGCGTTCGTTCGGTGGCATTGATACACAAAACATTTTACCAACAGTTAATGACTGACCCCGAATCGACATTGATTTGGCAAACGGGCATCACTGCGGGAATGATTATAGTTTTGCCGCAAACACATGGCGAGTATAACGGTGGAAGTCCTATTGTTGGGCGTGGCTTTGGTTGGAGTGATGAAACATTGATTGCCTATAATTTTGAAGTAAATTATAAAGACCCCGATTACGTTTCTAATTTACCGCATTACAATTCAATTACGGGAAGCCGCAATTTTTACTTAGCATTTTGCTCGGAAACATTGATGCGAATATCACAAAGACCAGGCACATTGATTGCAAGTAATCCCGTTGCAAATTCATTAAAAGATGAGGTAAACTTTGTATTGAATTACAAGTGGATACACGATAAGATGCCATTGGAGTTTAGCATTCCAGATGGTGTATTTGTTTGCGCCCCATCGGTTGTTTATGGTGCAAGTTTTGACAATAGTTTTGATGAATCATTTGATATACCTTAATAATGGCACAAAAGAATAGGGCAAACATGCTCACAGATATTGTAAGCAATATCTATAACAATTTAATAAACTTTATAACGGGGCAAAACGCGCAAGATAGGTTTGTAAACTTACTTGATAGCAGTCCAAATATATTAAGTGATGCAAGTCAAGCAAATGGCTATGTGTCAACCGATGCAAACAATGAAATGTTTTCAAGCTATTACGATGAGGAGATTTCAAGAGCCGATTTGATTTCTGACTTAACTGCTAACTTAGCGGTTGGTGGTAAGTTTTACAGAATAAATGATGCAGTTGGAACAACTATAACATTGTTGGTTACTGCCGAAAGCAATATAAATTTATATCCATTTGGAATAGATGCCACAACGGGCGAAATAGGAACGTATGATATTACTACCGATGTATTTTCTCCTATTGTTAGTAGCGCACAAACATTAGCACAAACATTAATATTAGGCAACACTTCAGGCGCCAACGATATTGAATTCGATGCCACACAAGGTTTGTTATTTGACAACGCATCAAGGTTAAGAGAGGGCACAATTGATGCGGGGCTTGGAGGATTAAAAGGCATTGCTCAGATATGTGGTGCTGGCTATGAGTTAAAGTGGGAGAATGGTAGGTTGTATGTGATGGGCAGTTCGGGAAACACTATTAGACAATCTTTGTATAATTTGACCACAACTCCAACTGTTACAGATGATGACACATTAGGATATTCAGTTGGCTCATTATGGACATTAGATGATGGAACTGTTTATGTTTGCAGCGATGCAACTACGGGAGCTGCGGTGTGGGCAATCGGTGGAATTCCCGACCTACAACAAGTAACGGATGTTAATAATACAACATCAGTAGGTATTACTGTTGATAATGGAACTGAAAGCGTTGTAATTAAGCACAACCAAATAAAAATAGTAAACGCATTAGGAGCAGAAGCAGTAATAGTTTCACCAACACTTGCAACAACAACTAATTTTGAAATCCCAAACAAATTAGGAGGCATAGAAACCTTTGCAATGTTGAGTGATATTACAAGCCTTGTTGCATCAGTTAGTGCAGGCACAAACATATCAGTAACTGGCACAGCAACAAACCCAATAATAAATTCTTTAGCCGATAGATATAAAACCTCATCGGTAACAAGTAATACAATAGGCAACGGAAGCAAAACATTCACAGTTGATGCTAATTTAGCTTACATTCCATTGCAAGAGGTATTGATAGTTTATGACCCATCAAAACACATGCACGGAACGGTTACAAGTTATAGTGGCACTACGCTTGTTGTTGATGTTAAAACGCATACTGGTAGTGGCACTTATACATCGTGGGTTATTAATTTAGATGGTGTTCCAATTGATGCAATAACGGGTGTTGGAACTGCTAACCAAATAGCTTACTTTACAAGCGGTCAAGTGATAGGGTCATTAGATACTGCAACCTATCCAAGTTTAACGGAATTATCAAAAGTTAAAGGTGTAGGTAGTCAAGTTGTAGGAACAACCGACACAAACACACTTACCAACAAGCGCATAACTGCAAGAACTGGCACAACAACAAGTTCGGCAACGCCAACGATTAACACAGACAATGTTGATTATTATTCAATAACCGCTTTAGCAGCAGCAATTACATCATTTACAACTAATTTAAGCGGCACGCCAACAATAGGTCAAACATTGTGGATTTCAATTAAAGACAATGGAACTGCAAGGGCAATAGCGTGGGGCGCAAGTTTTGAAGCATCAACAATAGCATTGCCAACAACAACAGTAATAAGCACAAGGTTAGATGTTGCATTTATTTGGAATGAAGCAACAAGCGTATGGAGGTGCGTTGGTGTAGCATAATGGGACTACCTTCATACATACTACCGATAATGGGAAAGTCAATATATGACTCCGATGCCCAAGCGTTTATTTCAGCAGCAGGCATCACTAACCTTACTCAAAAAAGTGCTATAAATACACTTGTGCTTGCTTTAAAAAGTGCAAGTATTTGGACTAAATTTGTTGCCATTTATCCGATGGTTGGAGGCACAGCAACAACGCATAAATATAATCTTAAAGACCCAAGAGATTTAGACGCTGCGTTTAGATTGTCATTTTTAGGAGGATGGACACATTCATCAACGGGTGCTTTGCCAAATGGAACTACTGGATATGCAGACACATTTATATTTCCCAATGCTTCATTAGGCGCAAACTCTGGACATTTAAGTTACTATTCTCGTACAAATAGTGCGGTTACGAATGAAATCCCAATGGGTGTGACACTTCCATTAGGAGGCACACAATTTTCATTAGTTATAAGAAGAAACACAAATTTAAAATCATTCCGAGCAACAGAAACAACATTGGTTACGGGGTTTGTCAACAGCACATCAACAGATTCAAGAGGTTTAACATCAGGCTCAATAACAGCATCAAATAGCAGGAAGATTTATAAAAATGGAAGTTTGTTAAATACTAATTCAAGCACAATAACTTGGGAAAGGTCAACGGGGAAAATATTTCTTGGTGCGGTAAATGAATCTGGAACAGCTAATTATTTTACAAACAAAGAATGTGCATTTGCAGGAATAGCATCGGGATTAAGCGATGCAGAAGAAAGTAGTTTATACACTGCGGTACAAGCAATGCAAACAAGTTTAAGTAGAAATGTATAAGATGAAACTAACACAACTAACAAAAGAAGAAAAATTGCTTTATGTAGGCTTGCTTACAGAGTTACAAAAAGATGAAATAGTAGGGCAGTTATATGCTCCCGATTCTTATTATAATCCTATTCAAGATATTGACAATAACTGGATAATATCGGTTGAAGAAATTGAACAAACAATAACACCCGAATTTATGTGGGTAAAAGAATTACCTTTGATACCTTATACTCCAAAACAATATAACGAGATTTAAACAATGATACATTCACACCACCCCGACAATAGCATTTTAGTAATAATTACAAGCATAATCATTCAAGCCGGTGTATGGACTTCAGACTGGTTCGGTAATATGAATTTAGTCGGCATTTATGACACGATTTATGACTTCGCCAAGTTAGGGGCATTAGTGGTGTCAATGTGGGCTTCTTATCGTGTTGCCAAGAAAAATAAGAATGACTAACCAAGAAATCGTAGAATTAAAGCCATTGATATTAGTCTTGATTATTTTGTTAGTTTATCTTATTGCGATGTTGTATCAATACCGAGAAATTGCCAAGAATGTGGGAAGACTATTCAAAGGCGGTGTTGTTGCGTTGTTGGTGATGCTGGGCATCATTGATGAGCAAAAATAAAACTTATTTATACATACGAATGCTATACTTAATAGCCTTAATAATGTCGCAATGATACCAGATTGTTTCATTGTCGATAAGCATACAAGTGTGACCCATCATAGATAGATTAAATCTTTCCATGTCAATCGGATATTCTTTCAATAAAGTTTCTATTTCTGCTTTGATAAAGCCATATTCATACTTGGTTTTGTAGGTGTTTACTCTTTCTGCAATGCTCATAATTTAGTCTTTGTTTTCGGGAAAGTATTGCTTTAACTTTTCTGAATAATCCTTAAAAAAAATAAAAATAAATTCAGTTATTTCTAATTTACTTAACAACTCATTGTCATCGGTTAACACAATAACAGTAGTGTCTGTCATCTTTTCTTTTATTAGCGTTTTAGTAGAATAAAAATACTTTATTCTTACCTCTTTAACATCAAAAACAAATACCTCATCATTATATTCGTTGGTAGGAATGTCAATATAATCTAACAAATCTTTGTCGAATTCTTTCTCATAAATACAATGTATGCAGTCCATTATAATGAATGATGTATTATCCATTATCGGTTGAATTAGTGGTTAGTGAGTGATTAATCATTAAAAAATATGTGTTATTCTTGCTATTTGACCATTTTCTTTACAATGTAAAAAACCCTCAACCGCTTTAGGTGCGTGCTGATAACCATTTCTATGATGCCAACTATCTGTTCCACTTGGACTTCTTAAACTTTCAACCGTTACTCCTATAAAATCCTTGCTTGTTTTGTGATGTACGTGATGCGTATAAATATATCTGTGCTTTGTTTCGCCCCATTCTTGACTAAATTCTTGCGCCATCAATAGCGGTAAATCTCCTTGCTTTGCCCCATCTCCATGCGTTGTGCCAATCAAATTATTATGATACTTATAACCTTTTCTATGTGCTATGGTACAATCAAAAGTTATATTCTTACAATCTTTAAAATATGTTTCTACAACTTGGGCCAAAAAGAAACCGTTTGTGTAGTCGTGGTTACTTGGATTAAAAGTAAAGTGAACATCGGCAACACCTATTAATATTTCTAAAACATCAACGTACAACTGTTTGGCAATTAAAAAGTTTGTGTGCCACATTCCATCTGTGTCTTGGGGTGTTCCACTGGTAGTTGTTCTTTTTGGATTGTCAATGTGCAATATATCGTTTCCACCAATAAACAATATCTTATCTATATCAAACGAGCTTACTTTTTGCAGTATTCCTTTTACACCCTCTAAAACTCTTTTAACTGCCACTTGGTTATCGTATGTTTCACCTGATTCAAACGATGTGCATAATTTACCAATGTGAATATCGGCAGGATCCAAAACAAGCAAATAAGAATCATTGCTTTTTACTCTTTCTATTTGTGGGAACTTTGGCACATAAGCTTGTAAGTCTTTTAATAGTGCTTCTTTAAAATGTTCTTGTTCTTTTGCTTCTGGCTTTTTATAATTTGGATTAACAACAAACAAAGATGCTTCCTTGTTTTTTATCCACATATTTTTTGTGGAGGTATTCGGCACATCTAAATTGTTGGTGGCATTATAAATACCCTCGTGTTGGTCAAGTATTCTCTTTTTATGCCGTTCAATATAGCGCCTAAATGACCTTACTTTCGGGTCTTGCTCTCTGGTTGCATTGGTGTTTAATATTTTTGCAACTATTTCGGAGCAAGCCAAACCCTGATGGAGCATTTCAGCTACAATCGAATCATATTTATAAAATTCTGATGTAACTTGTGGCATATGTATATGGTGTTAATCTAACGAAATTGCGTTGTCCTGCAATATCTCAAAGAATTTTTCTTGGAATCGTTCTGCAAGTTCATACTCTTTGTCTGTGAGGTTGCCATTGTACTTGATTTCATCTCTCATAAACTGCTTGAAATCCCAAAGCACACAATACATAGCACTTGCTTTGACTGCCAGTTCAAAATCTCCTTTGTCATCTGGTAGATTAAATTTCAATGTTGCTTCCATTGAGCAAAGATAGTGATTTATTCATACAAAAAACAAAGCCCTCACATTTCTGCAAGGGCTTCTACCTAATAACTAACACTGAACGAGGCAAAGATAGTATATTATTTTAAATGTTCACGAATTCGTGAACAAACTATTTTAATCCCACAACTAACCACAATAAAAACATTGCCCCACCAACACACCACGCAGCTATTTTACCTCTCCTTTGTTGTTTTGTTTCTTGTTTACTGATAACCAACAGAGTGCTATCGGTAACATTCTCCGCCTTGTAGCCAACTATTAAAGAATCCTTAATCGTTGAAGCCGAATCACAAAGTTGAAACGCAGTAAATAACGCTGCATAACTTGAATCCTTTACATTGATAATCTCATCACATAGAACAAACACAGTATCGCACTCTTTTGGTAGCCTATCACGCAGTTTCTTTAATAAAGCTATGTTAGTGTTGCTCAAAGATATTTCACGTTGTCTAATCGAATCTTTTGCGTTGTTTGCAGTTTGTAGTCTTCGGTTGACTGCTTCTAACTGATTCAGCAATATTGCCTGCTCAATGCCGAATTGTTTTTTCATCATTTCCGCTTCTGCTTTGTAGTCGAATGGAATAGTTTTCGGTTTCTCTTTGGCGCAATGGTTAAGACCGATAATTAGCAGTAAGCATAGGATAGCGAATGTGATAAGTTGGTATTGTGTTTTCATATTGTTGTTTTTAGCACCCATCCCCATCAATAACCGCAGTTTTGGTAGGTGTTTCGGTTGTGAATTTAGTTAAGAATTTTGTATTAATCAACAAGAATGTCGCTGCCAAACCACCCCAAAACGCTTGCTTTAAACTGATTAATCCTTGCGTTTCTGCGAGTGCTAACGATGTCTGAATGAATGGTAGCAAAACGTAAATTAAGTAATCTGCAATCTTTTTTAGTTGGCGGTTGTCGGGGCTTCTGTATTTTTGTTTTAGATTCATAGTTGTTTTATTGGATGGTAGTTATAAAGACCTACGTTTAAAAGCATCCAAAAGTTGTTCAGCACACTTTATTTTATAATCCTGATAATCGTTAAACTCTTTTTGTTCAGTAGTTACATAAACAGGCATAATAACATAATAACCATCCTCACTTGGAAAAAATCTAATAGCATCTTCTTCAGTATCGTGTAAATAACGCTCAGATAAAAATTCAACTGAATTTAATCCATCTTTATAATACCTTGCTTCGGTATTAATTTTAAAAATTCCAAATTGTTTTTTCATATTTAATTTATTTCAATTAATTATTTCCCACTCAAACTTCCCCTTAATATTCCATTCAAGCAAGGGCATTATCAAATCGTGTTTATCTTTCCTGCGAAAATAAACGTGGTCAATCTTTCGACCACCGATGACAATGAAATCAATCTTAACAAAGGTTATAACCTCCTTGCCATTAGTGTAGCGTGTTCCTCTTGTCATACTATTGTCATTTTCCAGTTGGTTAATTCATAGTGAGGCATATCCTTGAACGATTTAAAGTTACCGCCCCAAGTCAACTTATTAGATGCCGATTGCAACATCTCCCAAAACTCTTTAAAATGCTTTGCCGAGTAGTCAAGTTCACGTTTGCCAACCTTGACAAATGCTATGTCAAAAGCACGAGATGGATAATAATTATGCGGTGATTGCCCGGCACGAGCGTTAGTTATCTTCGGTCTTTTAGCATAATACACTTCCTGCATTGCATTGTTTCTGTATGTGCATACAATTATAACGTGAACATCGTTGTGAATAGCGTTAAATTGCGCTTCTGCTTTCTTGTAAGCGTTGGCTAATGTTGGGTGTAGTTCCTCAATCAAACGTGATTCAAAGGGCTTGGTTTCATCTCTGGGTTTCATATTGTTTTGTTTATTACAATAGCATTCGTGTATGTCATTCGAGCCATAACACGCACAACTATTTGGTTTCATTAGCTTATTTTTAAATTCATAATCTCAATATCAAAAGGCACTTCTATGCCCTCTACACCATCTTTCTCTGCGTAACTGTTAAGCAGATAACCAATCGGAAACGAACACTTCGGAGCTACTCTAAAAGCATAACCATCGTTAGCCTTACATTCAATGTAATAACCCCAGTGCAATCTAACCTTAACAAGTTCACCGATTTGGTATCTACCTAATCTTTGGATAATGCGCTGCCCTTTGATGTAAGCGTAAAAATACAACACGCAATAGTTTTCCTCTTTTCTGATGCCCAAACGGATGCTATTCCAGTGATGCCAACCTCTGCTGAAGCCTATGACCTTTTGCACACCTTCGGATTTCGCGAAATGAGAAATAATAAATTCGCACGATAGATTTGTTGGTTTATAGAGCAGTTTCATTTTTTCAACCATTGTTGCATAAAGCCAGCACCGCACACCGCGCTTGTTAGCGAGGCGCAAAATGATAAAGTAAAGGTAAGCAACTCGGAATTTCCAAAGAAAACTCCAGTCATTGCGAATTTGATTGCCCAAAAGGACATAAAAAGGGCTGATAATGCCCATAGGATAAGTGATGGTTTTGTTTTCATATTTTAAAAATTTTCGGGGTCTAATTCCTCATTAAGTAATTGTTCTAATTTCGGTGATAAATAAACTGGTGTGTTACCGTTAGTAATGTCCGTTAATACCCAACCGCCTCTGATGTTGTTTTCGCGGTCATCATTTTCGTAATCAAAGTGCAATGTTAATGTTAGTGTTGTTGTCATGTTATTAGTTTTAAATTTTGGCAAAGATAAAGTAAAAATAATTAAATACAAATTTTATTTTTAAAAATATTGTTGTAGGTTTGCGGTCTAATTTAACAACTAACAATTAAACAACTAAACAAATGACACCAGTAAACAACAAATCAATGTTAGCATTTATCTTCTTACAAATGGAGAAGTTAGATAATAATGAAATCGATGTGCAAACTGCATCAGCACAAGCTAATTTAGCAAAACAAGCAAACAATGCTTTAATGTATGAACTAAAGAGAGCAGATATTCAAATGAAATTAACGCAGCACAATGCAGTTTATAAAGATGGTTTAAAATTGCGTGAAGCGGAATCTAAAAACTTTGACAATGCATAATTTATTCTTTAAAAAAATATCGGATAATGAATTTACAATAGGTGGAACTATTGACATTATAGAACGCAAAATTAAATCAGTTGAGGTTGATGGGGAAACTTACACTAAAACTGAAATAATAGATAAAACTATTGATGTTTCTGAATTAGAAAAATATAATTGGCACAAGTATGATATTGAATTTGATTTTTTTAATCTAAAATATGTGTTCAATGAATATCAAGGTTTCACTTACCAATCATTAAGTCAAAAATATTCTAAAATTGGGGTATCATCAAATGAATGTGTTGCAAGGTATGAGATACTATTTAATGAGGGTGTATTGGATAAAAGAATAATTAAAATTTACACATCAAAAGAAAATATTACTCGAGTTTATTTAGATAAATATTTTGATGGGGTATCAATTGACATTTTAGTATTTGATTACGGATTCAACAATAAATTATATTGTACTATAAAATTGATTGACTTTTTTTCAATAGAAGATAAGACAATATTATTAGATTATAGAGAATACAAGTATTTTTTTATGGAAGAATTCAATGTTGATATTGATGAAGAATTAAATGTTATAACTGCAATTAAATTGATAAAGAAATTAATTAAAAACAAAACTAACAACTAACAACATGCAAGCAGTAATAGAAGAAATATCAATAACATACTCACAAGAATGTGATGAATCAAGCCAAGACTGGCAGTCACTTAAAATATTTACAAGCGATAACGGATCGGGTAAATACATAGTTTTTGAAACAGAACGATGGGCTATTGACAGTATTGATGAACTTATAGAAATACTTAACGATTTTAAACTTAAAGCAGGAATATAAACTAACAACTAACAAAATGAAACAACTTATCCAACGCTTACTATTCGGTTACCGAAACAACCCAGCAGCCTACACCCCTAAAGGAGGCGCAAAATTAACGTATAAAGGTGGCAATGCAGAGGCCATACATTCTGCACTTGTATTAATGCAATATAACATTAAACATGCCAAAGGAATCAATTAAGACACGCAATAGAAAAATAAGCCGCTATATTAGTGATGCCTACGTTAACATCATTAGACCTGAAGCAATCGACCCTAAACACTGGGATATGTGGCTGAAACATAATGCAGGATTAACCCAAGTTGAAATCGCTATGTTATTTCACGTAAAGAAGTATGAAGTTGTGCAAATATTGGCAACGGTTGTGGAGCTTTTAAAGTACAAACCAAAAATTATCGAAAAGGAATGGACACAAGAGTTTCGTGTATGGATTGATGGGCAGTTATTTAGAGATAAAATAAGGGCCAAACTACATGCCGCTTATAAGGTGGCTAAAAAAACGAATACAAATCAGTTATTAATAATGTCAGAAGTATGAACATAACCGCAGAGCAACCAAGAATCAAACCAAGCAAGGAACAACTTAAGCAAGAATATAAACAGATGTTAGCACTTGTCGAACACAACGGATCGCGACCCGCGAAATGCAATCCGATAACCGAAGCCGCTAAACAATTTGGGTACACTCGGCCAGGTATTGCTCGGTTAATGAATGGCAAAGTTGACCGTTGGAAGCCACAACATTTCATGATTTATGATTTTCTTAAAGCATATTTAACATAAATTAACACTTTAGTTGAAAATATTATTTTGAGGTAATGAATTTAAGTGTACATTTGCATCAACAAATAACAATTACTAATTTTAAAAACTAACAAAATGAACACTTACAAATTAACATTTAACAACGGAGCAAAATTGCAAACTACAACTAATAATTTAGATCAAGCACATTCTAAAATTGTTTCTTACATTAATAAAAACAATTTAAATAGTTGTGTTATTGTTTGTCCTAATGGTGTTATAAGAACAGTTGTTAAAAACGGAAACTGGCATCATACACATAATGGATTTTTATTTAACTAACAAAACAAAGGGGGCTAAACACCCCCAATTTACTAACCCAATAAAAACAAACTAACATGAACTCAATCAACATCATCACAAAAGTATCAACGCTAACAACGTGGCAAATCGAAAATTCTAAAGAGCGCATTGAATACGAAAGCGACAACGAAACATTCTACGTATGGAATAAAGACAATGAAATAACCGCTTCTATTGACCGTAAAGATGCATTCTGGACAATGCAACTATGTGACCTTGCAGTTAGTAACGACAAGCACGAAATTAACTTACAATTTAACGATTACATCCCGCACACCTCATTTCTTTCAATGGTATTAACCGATTTTTTACACAAAAACAAATAAACAAACAAAATGACAATCAAAGGCACAATTAAGCGCATTGGCGCAACAGTATCAGTTAGTGATGGAAAATTCTCAAAGAGGGAACTTATCTTAACCACAAATGACCAGTATCCGCAAATCGTATCAATTGAACTGCAACAGAAATCCTGCTCACTTGCAGATTCGCTTTCAGTTGGTCAGGACATTGAAGCGCACATCAACATCAGAGGGCGAGAATGGACATCACCGCAAGGTGAAGTAAAGGTGTTCAACACTATTGCTTGTTGGAAGATTGATAGTAATCCATTTACGGAGGCAGCAGCACCAAGTAATAATCAAGAAGTACCATTTTAATAACCCTTAAAAACAAATAACAATGAACACACAAGTTTCAATCGTACAACAATTGCCAATTTCAGAACTTATGAACTTGGCCAAAGCATTCGCAGAAAGTGGAATGTTTTCAGACACAAAATCAGCAGCCCAAGCAATAGTAAAAATACAAGCAGGGCAAGAAATTGGAATTCCTCCTTTCGCTGCTATGACTGGTATCCACATTATTCAAGGAAAGCCGACAATCGGAGCAGGTCTTATTGCATCAAGACTTAAAGGGAGTGGCAAGTATGACTATCGTGTTGTTGAGGCATCAGAAAAGGTTTGCAGCATTGACTTTTATCAAGGTAACACAAAGATAGGTAATAGCACATTTACCATTGAAGATGCGAAAAAAGCACTAACCAAGAATATTGACAAATTTCCAAAGAATATGTTATTCGCAAGGGCTATTAGTAATGGTGTGAAGTGGTATTGTCCGGACATCTTTAGTGGACCAGTGTATGTGCCAGAGGAAATGCAAGTGGTAACTACTGAAGATGCTACCCACATTGAAGTTGACACAACAATTGATGAGATTATCAATGATATTCAAGTGTGTGTTAGTTTAAATGAATTACAAGCTATTTGGAAAGCAGTTCCTAAAGACATTAAACTTGACTTAAGAGTGTTGGCTGCAAAGGATGATATGAAAGCTAAATTAACAACTATTTCATTAACATCTAAAACTGAAGCATAATGAAAACTACAATCTTTCAAATCGAACAAAGCTATAATCAATTAGCAGAAGAACTTATAGAGAATGGGGGTGAGTTAACCCCCTCTCTTGAGGAAGCACTTGCAATTACTGAAGAACAGTTGCAAAACAAATCTGTTGCCTATTCATTTGTAATAAAACAAATGGATGCTGATGTTGACATCATTGAGGCTGAAATAAAGAGGTTGCAGAACTTAAAGAAGCAACGTGAAAAGGCATCTGAATACCTTAAAGACCGCATTAAACACGCAATGGATTTATTTAGCATTGAAGAAATAAAGACACCATTGGTAAAGATTAACTTTCGCAAATCTGAAACAGTTGAGGTTGATGATGTAAACCAACTGCCTGCTGCATACAAGGTGGTCAAAGTTACTGAACAAGCAGATAAGGCAGCTATTAAAGCAGCATTAAAGGATGGTGTTGATGTTGCTGGTTGCAGTATAGCAACACATCGTAATTTGCAGATTAAGTAATTATTACTTATATTTACCAAGTTGTTTCGATTCCACATTATAGAAACATAATAAT